GAATGAGTGCACAATGTGGGCCAGGAGGGAGACTGAGTGGCCCACACGATAAGTTATGGATAAAAGATATATAAAATATTTTGATGGCTATAGGGCAGCATATGGTCTAGCTGACTTCGATGATCCGAAGGCATTTGTAGACCCAGAAAGCGGAAAGAAGAAGCCAGTATACAGATGGAATTACGAACCTTTAACGGAACAAATTTACGAGTCTCATATAAAAGGTGAATTATCAATTGGTATTCAACCTTGTAATGAAAATAAAGAAGTAAGATTTGGGGTTGTAGATGTTGATCCCAAAGATTACGACGACTTTAATAAAAAATTTTTTATAGATAAAATTCAAGAATACGATTTACCTTTAATACCTATTGAATCTAAAAGTGGTGGCTTACATTTATGTTTATTCATGGATCATTTTACAGATGCTAAAGCAGTTAAATCTTTCTTAAGTAATCTATTACCCTTATTCAAATTAAAACCAGACTGTGAAGTCTTTCCAAAACAAACCGAACTAACAACGGACGAGGAAACAGGGAACTTAAAACCAGGACAATTTATAAATCTTCCTTATTATGGTGGCAAAAGAAAAGCATTAAATACAGATGGAACTTCTTTTGATATTGAAAAATTTTTAACAGTAGTAGAAGCAAACTTAGTATCTAAAGATGACCTAATAAAAATAACAGAAGGAATAGATCAAAAAATTTATGAAGGAATTGATGGAGATTTAGTAGATGGTCCACCGTGTCTAGCAGAAATATCTAAAGTCTCTAAAAGAGAAGGGTTTGATGGCAAAGATAGGTTTATGTATAACTATCACGTCTTTGCTAAAATGAAATTTCCAGACGGCTGGGAACAAAAAGTTAAGAATGCTCCAGTTAAATTCTTTGAAGAACGACATGCAAATGCGTGGGATGATAGAATACTGGGAGCTAAATTAAAGTCCTGGAAGAGATCAGATAAAGGATATACCTGTACTCAAAGTCCTCTGGCTGATTTTTGTAAGAAAGGTATCTGTGTTAAGAAAAGATTTGGGGTGTTAGCAGGATCAAAAGGGTCTTACCCTATACTGACTAACTTAAGAAAGATAGAAATTTTTGAAGAACCTGAATACGAATTTGATGTCACTAAACCAGATGGAATTGCAACAGCGACCGTACATTGTAAATCAATTGAACATTTAAACGACCAACGTAAACGTAGAAATGCAATAGCAAAAGCAGCAGGATTTTTACCACCACTTATTAAAGGTGATGAAGAACAAACAGTAATGGATGAATTATACAAAACACAGAAAGCAGTACAACCACCTATAGGAACTTCACCTAAAGAAAAATTACATGATGTATTACACGCTAAAATAAATGGACCAAGAGCAACTAACGACGCAGCATTTAAATCTGGCTCAGTGTTAGTAGAAGGCGAGTATGCATTCTTTAAGTTTGATAAATTTTATGAAAGATTAAAGTCTAAAGACTGGAAATATAAGGAAGAAAAAACAGGACGTATTATGGAAAATTCTTACAGAGAATGTGACATACAATTCCTGGAACAAAAAAGATTTCCTACAAAAGAAAAAGGTCAATATAACGCTTCAGTTAAAAACGTAATTCAAATTAATATTAAGTCCTTCGAAGAAGTACCAATATACCATACCAAAATAAAACATAAGACGGAGATAATGTGATTAGTAGAAAAATATACGGGCCTCCGGGAACAGGGAAAACAACTAGACTTATTAAATACGTTAAAACATTTTATAAGCTGGGTACTCCTTTGGATAAGATTGGCTATTTTGCATTTACAACCAAGGCAGCTAATGAAGCTATTAATAGAATGTTAGATTCATACAAGGATTTACAACAAAAAGATTTAAAACATTTTAGAACTTTACACTCACTTGCTTTTAATAGATTAGGTATGAAAAAGAGTGAGGTAATGCAGGATGAACATTACGAAGACATAGGTAGAAAGGTGGGTATAGAAGTGACCGTTTATTCTAATGGTCAAGAAAGTACAGGGTTTGTAGATTCAGACAGCGAATATTTTAATTTAATTAATGCAGCTAGGATTAAAGAAATTTCTATTGAGGCCGAATACAATACTGGAATGTATTCTTATGAATTAGAAAAAAATTTACTACATATTTTAGGGGGTGAATTAGATAACTACAAGCAGTCTTTTAAACTCAAAGATTTTACTGATATGATCGAAGCATTTAATGTGTCCAAATTGTGTCCAAAATATGACGTGGTTTTTATTGATGAAGCTCAGGATTTATCTCCAATACAGTGGAAAATGGTAGATATTTTGCGGAAAAATTCCAAATATGTTATATTAGCCGGCGACGATGATCAAGCTATTTATGGCTGGGCAGGCGCAGATGTTAAAAAATTTCAAGATATTTCAGCTAAAAAAGACATAGTTTTGCCATATTCTCACAGGGTTCCAATTCAAGTTCAAAATCTAGCAGATAAAATTTTAAGTAGAATTCCCGATGACAGAAGAGTTAAAAAAAATTGGCAAGCTAAAGATGAAGAAGGAGCTGTACACTACATTACTGCGATTGATGATGCACCTTTATACAAAGGTGACTGGTTAGTGTTAGCACGAACTAATGACAGACTAGAAAAACTTAAACCAATCTTAAAAGATATGGGAATTTATTTTCAATTTAAAGGTAGAAAAAGTTTTAAGTCTACGTTGTTTAGAAGTATTCTAAACTACACAAGATGGCAGAACAAAGGAGACCAATTATCTATCAGTGAAGTGAAAGATATATTGGATTGTGTTCCATATACTCACAACCTTAAAGAGGAAAGATTGTATGATCTAAAAGAATTTGGATTTAGTAATACTCAGAGATGGTTTGATGTTTTTAAAGTAGACCCGGAAGAATGTTTATACATTAGAGAATTATTAAGGAACGAAGAAGAACTTCACAAAGATTCAAGAGTTCAACTATCTACTATACATTCTGCAAAAGGTGGTGAAGCAAAAAATGTTTTACTTATTTTAGATAATACTAAAACTATTCGAAATGCTACAGAAAAAAGTCAAGCAAAAGAGGATGAAGAAAATAGAGTCTGGTATGTAGGCGTGACTAGGACTTCACAAAAATTATATATTATGGCAGCTAAAAAGGAGGCACACGGTTATGACATCGAAAGTTTGGGATAAACAACACGGCGGATCACATTATCAAAATTTTAAAATTCAGCCCAGTAAATTTGTGGTTGAAAATGAATTGCTTTTTCCAGAGGGATGCGCTATAAAATACATCTGTCGTCATCGACTGAAAGGAAAAAGGGAAGATATATTGAAGGCCATACACTTTTTAGAAATGATATTGGAAAGAGATTATCCAACTCAACAAGAAGAACCAAAACAAAATTCCTGGGGGATCGTAAATGAAGATTCCTAAGTTCGAAGCACAAACTGAATGGGTTAAACCCACAGAATTTCCAGACTTAAGACAAGTAGATGAGATAGCAATAGATTTAGAAACAAAAGATCCAGACTTAATTAAAAAAGGATCTGGTTCTGTTATTGGTAATGGTGATGTAATTGGTATTGCTGTTGCAACTAAACACTACAAAGGATACTTTCCTATTGGTCATGAAGGTGGTGGTAACATGGACCGACAAAGAGTACTAGGTTGGCTTAAAGATATACTAGAATCTCCATCAACAAAAATTTTTCACAATGCAATGTACGATGTCTGTTGGCTACGTGCGCTAGGATTTAAAATAAATGGCGATATTGTTTGTACAATGATTGCTGCAGCAATTACAGATGAGAACAGGTTTCGTTATGATCTCAATAGTTTATCGTGGCACTACCTGGGTTATGGTAAAAATGAAGCTGCACTAGCAGAAGCTGCAGAAGAATGGGGCATTGATCCTAAAGCTGAAATGTACAAACTACCTGCTATGCATGTTGGATCTTATGCAGAAAGAGATGCTGAAGTTACATTTGGCTTATGGCAGGAGATGAAAAAAGAGATTATTAGCCAGGATTTAGAGGACATATTTGACTTAGAGACAGAATTGTTTCCGTGCCTGGTTGACATGAGATTTAAGGGTGTCCGAGTAGATGTAGACAAAGCTCATGCAATGAAAAAAGAATTTAAAAAAGCAGAGTACGAATTACTCAATAAAATAAAAGGTGAAACAAATATTGATACACAGATATGGGCAGCAAGAAGTATTGCTAATGTATTTGATGTATTAAGATTAGAGTACCCACGTACAGAAAAAACAGAAGCACCATCATTTACTAAAAATTTTTTACAGGAACATAAACATCCTGTTGTTAATATGATTGCTAAGGCAAGAGAAATTAATAAAGCTCACACAACTTTTATAGATTCTATTCTTAGATACGAACACAAGGGTAGAATACATGCTGAAATAAATCAGCTTAGATCACAAACCGGGGGCACGGTAACTGGTAGGTTTTCCTACCAGAATCCTAACCTCCAGCAAATTCCTGCAAGGAACAAGGATCTGGGACCTAAGATTAGATCATTATTTATTCCTGAAGAAGGTTGTAAGTGGGGAGTCTTTGATTACTCACAACAAGAACCAAGATTAGTAGTACACTATGCATCTTTATATAAACTACCTTCAGTCTATGATGTTATTGATGCATACAACACAGACTCAAACGCAGACTTCCACCAAACAGTAGCAGACATGGCTCAGATACCACGTTCACAAGCAAAGACAATTAACCTTGGATTATTCTACGGAATGGGTAAGGCTAAACTTCAAGCAGAATTAGGTGTTACTAAAGAAAAAGCTGCAGAATTATTTAACACCTATCACAGTAGAGTACCGTTTGTTAAACAGTTAATGGAGAAAGCTTCTAACAGAGCACAGGACAGGGGACAGATAAGAACTTTATTAGGTCGACTATGTCGCTTCCATTTATGGGAACCGAATCAATTCGGGATGCATAAAGCATTGCCTCACGAAGAAGCACTCAG